CCCCCCCTTTACTTAATAGGGGCCTATAAAGACCCCTATTAAATATATTACCACAGATTAGTAAGAAGAATCAATTCCACCTGAGAAGCTACGCTTTGTAGCTGCTGGAATAACCCTAGCGTTTGCTAGTGTTGCTCCTGCTGATGGTTCGTTCTGCTTTACAATTGAAGTCACAATGGTATGTGCTGCACCATTGCGCTCAGCTGCGGACATAGGACGGTTTGGACGTGCTACGCGAGTTCCTGCAGCTGTTGGGTCTCCAGCCTGCACATCATTGCGAGGCTCGAGCTTTGTGTTTGCTGATGCTGCTCCAGAAGCGTTGGTAAATGAAACTCCAGGACCTTCGACTTGACGTCCCTGAGTGTTACCCGCTGCTACTGCAACATCGATATCTGACTTTGCCATGTTGGTACCTAACTGTTAGAGGTGAGATCTCATCTCAAATCTTATATTAATTTGCGGTGATTGTAAAGACAATCGCGCTAATCTGTCCATCCCGTGAATCTACCGTAGTAAATCCTGGACGACAGCTCAGGTTCATACCTCTTGGTGCCACGTAGCCACTTGCGATGGCAATTGCTTTAACCGCCTGGTTTACTGCTGAGGCGCCTACTGCCCGTAGGCGTACTTCAGGCTTTTCATATAGGGCGTGGGCAATAGCTGAGCCCACTGATTGTGCATTAGATCCTGCGCCTACGCGTAGGAACTTTTCTTCTGTTGATTCAGTCACGATTTGTAGTCCTTTAGGTTCGATTTTTAGGTCGCCCACCTGGTCCTACAATACCCTTTAAACGGCCGTCAGTACGTCTATAAGCCCCTAATTCTTTAGTCCCCTACCCAGGAGGTCAACCCAGACTGAAGCAGGCATTGTGGCGTACCACTGGCCCACATCTGTGGTTCCCTTTTTCTTATGGATAACCACTCCAGTCCAGGCCCCGTCGTTCTTCATCTCAGTCTCAAGCTCCTTGACCCACTCAGATAACTTCATGGTTGCATGGTTCTTGATCTCGATGGTTACTCCTGGGATACCTGAGACATCCCCTTTATCAAGGGTAGCCCCAGCTAGCCTACGGTCTGCGTAGGGAAACCATTGCTTGAGCCACGCCACTACAGCACGCTCTGCACCGCTGCCCTTAGCCTTGGCTGGATTGCTCACAGGTACACTCCTCGCAACATTTTTTGTTTGCCATAGGAAGAGTCTGAGGCTCAATGCCTAACTCCTCATCGCTAAACAAAGATAATTGTTCCCACTTACCTTCTGTGCTCATAGAAAAAACCTCTTATTTGTTGGAAGTTTTAGAAGCAACCACTTACGACTACGCCACTGGAAGTAGATGTTTCTATATGAAGTTTTATTTTCAAAGTCTAAAGTAAAGAGTGTTACAAAACCCCTATGGTTAAGAATCTTTTGGATATATTCCGCTAGGTAGTCTTCCTCTTCTTCTGACAGATAATCATCATCTGCCTCGTCCCAATCATCTCCATAACCATCACAGGCATCGCAGATAACTAGATTTCCTTCGTCAACCCAACCTTCTCCGTCGCATTCATAGCAACCTGTCATGTTGTATACCTCCTCTGTCTTGATCGTAATCCGCCATCCGATGTACGGCGGGTAAGTTCACGAGATACCACGTTGGCATCCCTCTCAATGTTTTGAGTTCTAGTTTCAATTAGCTTACGGAAAGCGTACTTAGTATCGTAATCATAGATTAGATCCTGGATAGCCTCCGACGCTTGAATCTGAGCCTTTACTAAGGTTACTCTGTCTCCTTTAGCTCCGGTCCAGTTACTAAGCAACGCTACAGCTTCGGCATTCTTTAGAGCGCTATCGGCCTCACGTTCATTAACCACAGCTATAGCAAAAGCTCCGGCTAGGTGGTCGTTCCACTGAGTGTACTGAACGAATAAGTCCATAAGGGCTTCGTCATCCAGCTCAGTTATATCTCTGGGAAGTGATGGGATCTCGTACTCTGGCTTTGGTGTTAAAGCAAACCCAAGTTCATTGAGAGCCTCTACTACTTTAGTGCTGATGCTCACTTGTTTTCCCCCCTAAATGGAGCGCAACGCTTGCACCCCTTAACAGGATCCTGGTTACATACAGGCTCCCTGTTGTTCTCTACAGCCCAGGCTACATCTCTAGCTTTATCAAAGATCTCAGCTGTGTAGTCTGGATTGTATTTTACTACGAACTCTTTATATTCTTGGTTAGCTTTAAGCTCATAAAGAAATACAATCTCCTCTGGAGCAGTCTCAAGCAAACCCTCTTCCACCATCAGATGGCAAAGGTGTAGGTAAACCTGACCCTGCAACTGGTGGGAGCGAAGAGGGGTGCGGATGTTCTTCCACACCACATCAATATCATTATTGTATTGAGCCATTAGGGCAGGCATCTCCATGCGGATAGTGCCTGTACCAATAGACTTAATCTCAATGAGGCAATCATCTCCTAGGCCTTTGATCCATCCATCGGCATGCCCACGCATCATATACTTGTCGCTACGTAAGGGAACCTCTAGGTACTCATCTTCAATGTCTACATTGTTAGACGACAGGTCCCAACCTTTACCTGTGGGACCGTGCCACATACCGTAAAGTACGCCCATCTCTCTAAACCAGTTCTGCCACTTGGCGTGGATGGTGTGGCCTTCAGCAAAGATAGATGCTAGGCGCAGGGTTGTCTTGTCACGAGTCTCAATGTAGTTTCCCTTGATGGCATGATACTGAGCAAGGGCGCACCACTCTTGCTTGATAATATCTGAGGGATGGATATAAGACTGATCTCGCTCATCAAACGGCTGTGCAAGTACGTGACGCTCTAGGGCACCAAGCAACCTGCTCTCGCGCTTGTTACTATTTAGAAACGCCTTTAGATCCTTGCTCGGAATTGTCGTCGGCTTTCCCGCCATATTTGCCCTCCAGCTCTAGCCACTCATCAAGAGTGACACCTTGTTTACGCATCTTGCGTTCTACCGCATTACGTTCTCGGTGTGATAGTCCACCAAAAATCCCATGAAGCTCCTCGTTTACGAGTGCTTCTTTAAGGCATTCTTTTCTTACCGGACAAGGAGGTCTACCATCCTTGCCCCAACAGATTGCCTTAGCCTTATCCGCTATGGGCTTGTATAGATGTTTGTCTCTGGGTGGGAAGAACATCTCTGTATCTTCTCCCCGACACTTGGCATCATATCTCCAAGTCCATGGCGGGTCATATTTGTTTGGCACTACTCACCTCTTACTGCGTTACGCAGTTCAAAAAAATCCTCCTCCAGTAGTACCACGTAGTTTTCACCATCGAGATGCAGACCCAGTACAGGCATTCTGCTATCCAAAATTGCTTCTTTGGTAATCTTCTCAAGTACTTCTGACTTGATTGTTACCGACTTCTTACCGGTCCACTTGTGCTCGATAAGGAGGTCGTCTGTTCTGACGTCCCCCTTACGAGACCAAAAAGCACCAGATGCGGCGTTGCGCTTGCCGCCTGCTACTTTCTCTAAACGCTTTTCATGCTTTAGAGACTGCTTCTGACCCTCACTCTTCATCAGAACTCATCATCAGTACTGGAGAAGACTTCAAGGTATCCATAACCGCTGCGGTTAGTTCTTCCTTTAAGTCAATCTCTTCACGGATAGAGTCAATGAGAGCCTGAGAGCCTTGCCACTTACGATCATTATAGTACATCCAGCCACCACGACGTTCTACGATGCCGTTGAGGATTGAGAGGGCTACGATCTCTTTTCCAGAGTCGTAATTACCCGCATCAATAGGTCCACCATCGGAGAAGTAGAAGTCGAGGTAGGCTGTCTGCTGTGGAGGGTAGGTCTTGTTTTTAATAGTACGGACGCGAATCGTCTGCCCCACACGACGCTTCTCTTGTCCGGTGCCTACCTCGAGCCATTCGTCACGCTTTACTTCGCAACGGATACTGTAGGCATAGTCTTTGCCAAGACCCCCTGGGGTTGTACGAGGATCGCCATGCATGACGCCGATCTTCATACGGTATTGGTTGATCATCATGCCCAAGACTGGGCGTTCTGACTCAATCAAATCTCTTTTAGTTGCTGAGGCAACCTTACGGAAGAACTTATTGGTGATTAGAGCACCGCGTCCTACCGTGAACTCATCCATTTCTTTCTCGTCTTCCGCTCCAGGAACCAGGGCAGGAAGAGAATCAATAACAACCATATCCACGGACTTACTTTCCATGAACTTAATGACCGCTTCATAGGCGTCCTCCATATTGTTAGTTTCTACAAGGATGACCCGTTCAGTATCCACGCCACAAAGCTCTGCATACTTAGAGTCAAAGTCTTCTGCTGCAATCCATACAGCTGTGAAGTTTGGGTTAATCTTCTGATTAGCTGCGATAGTGCGCAAGGCAATAGCTGTTTTACCATGAGAAGCCTCACCAATAAGCTCTACCCAACGGTTCATAGCCCAGCCTCCGCCAAGCACTACGTCTAAGGTTAAGGAGCCTGAGGTAATACGTGGGTTGAGAACCACATCGCTAGCGGCAACTACGGTGTTAGGACCAAGCTTCTTGTTAAGCAGGGCTACAACCTTGAGTGCGTCTGAATTGATTGTCATTGTCATTAACCGATCCTATCTACGATAATGTTTGGATTAAACCCGCCACTTTGTCCTACTTGCTTAGCTGGAGTAGCTGTAGCTCCTCCGCTTCCACTAGGAAGACCGGCACCGGAACCAGACTGCATTACTGGGTAGCCACAGTCGTAGCATCGCATACGCTGAGTACCTAGAGGGGCAAAGTAATTGCCGGAAGAACAGTTAGGGCAATACTCGGCACGCTTAGCACTCTGAGCTTTGGTTGTTAACTGATCTGCATTAGGATCATAGTTAACCTGAACGTTTGGCTGCTGTGCCGGAGGAGTGTAGATTACCGGTTGAGAAGGTCCTGTTGGAGGAGTGGCTTGACGAGGTGCTGCTGGAGCACCCATCTTCTTAGACCACCAATCGCTATTCGCCATGTGATTCCACCTTTGATTCTATTAACTCGAGATTAAATAATGTTGATATGCAGGAGATGGTTGAAGAGATAGCTACAACCCTGAACAGGCTGGTCATGCTCTCTATATCAAGATCTCCTAGGGAATCTAATTGTTCCCCATCATCTTCTAAAAGATAGGCCGCTGTGCAGATTCGAGAACACATGTCTGCATGCGAATCTATAAAGGGAAGAAGCCTTGCAAATCGTTCTAGACGATTTTGACTTGCAGCAACTTCCATCTCAGCTACCTCATCAGAGATAGGAGGCAATCCCATAGCCTCTGCAATACCCTCTGATGGTTCAAGCATAGAGTCATAGATGGCTTGCCTGATGAGGATAGGCAGAGGTATGTGCTTTACCTCAATCCTTCTTTTCTTCTTACGTCTAAACATTAGTCCTTAGCCTCTCCCCATTTATCTACAATTTTAACATCTGCTAGCATAGGGATAGACAAGGCTTTGATGCCTTCCATAGCCTCACGAATAGCGGCTGCTGTTTCTTCGATGATCTCTTTTGGAGCAACCGTGACTAGTTCATCGTGGATAGTCAGGATCATGGCAGCCTTATCAGGTAGTAAACCTTCTGCCCGTACCATAGCCAACTTGATTAGGTCGGCTGCGGAACCTTGAATAACCGTGTTAAACGCCTGTCGTTCTGCGCTAGCACGCTTACCCATTTCCCTGGAAAGCATGTCGGGTAGATAACGACGTCGGTTCATGTAGGTAAGGGCGTACGGAACAGGACCACGCCTACGGGTCTCAGCTACCACACGCCTCTTATACTGAGAGATAGCAGGAAACTTGCGTCCAAAGCTATCTAGTAAGTCTCTGGCTTCACGTCCAGTGACCCCAATAGAGGTAGCGATCTTCTCAGGACCAATACCGTACATCATACCTAGCACCAAAGTCTTTGCACCACTGCGGGTGATTCCAACTGTGTCGCCAATGGTTGTATAGATATCTACGCCGTCAACATAGTTCTGACATAAAACCCTATCATTACTGAATGATGAGAGGATTCTAGGCTCGATCTGAGAATAGTCAGCCACTACTAGCTGGTGACCCTCTGGAGCTACAAACAGATTACGGATAGCTTTTCCGTTAGCTGTGCGTGGGTTAGGCACATTCTGTAAGTTAGGGTTGCGACTTGAGAAGCGACCGGTATCTGCACCATACTGGATAAAGTCTGTGTGAATCCGGCCCTTGAGTAGCAGAGATTTCTTAGCTACAGTCTTTGCTTTGCCACCAGTAGTGCGTGTAATGTCTCCACCTAAGTATGGGATTACATATGTAGTAAGCAACTTGTTTAAGTCGGAATAGTTGAGAAGGGCGTCAACTAAAGCATCCTTGCCCTGGAATGCTTTTAGCGCAGGCTCAGACACCGAGTAGTCTGATATAACGGGAGCGATACCGTTTTCGCTATTAGTGACGCCCTTCGGGGTAAGAACGCGAGGTCGAAGTCCGCGACCACCGTCCTTCTTCGCAGAGAAGAGTAGTTTTTGTTTCTCAGGAACACTGTTAATGTTAAAAGCCTTGCCAGCTAAACGATAGATGTCAGCCTTAGTGGTTTCTAACTGAGACTCTAGGTCTACCTTAAGAATCTTTAAAGCCTCTACATCAATGTCCGCACCATGCAGTTCCATCTTAGAAATTACATAGAGCACGTCCATCTCTAGGCTAAACACTCCACGCACGTTATCTTCGTCAAGCTTAGGAGAGTACTTATTCCAAAGCTTCCACGTCCACTCTGCGTCAAGTCCGGCGTAGGTAGCAACGTCATCAAAGGTGTGGGCCTCAATCTCAGCACCGACGCCCTTGACCATGTTGTAATCAAACTCGCGCTTCAAGCAGTCATCTAAACCTAGGTGACGGCTATTGCGAGTATCTAGGATAAAAGCAGCGTTAAGAGTACAGGCGTAAGGCTTAGAAGGTAGGCCACCGATATACTTTGAAACGCTTTGGATATCAAACTTAAGATTGTGACCGATCTTCAATAGGTCACTAAAGAACAAAGGCTTTAGAGCCTTAAATACTTCTCCCACCATAAGCTGGTCAGGGGCTTCACCAAAAATCTTAGTAGCCTTGCGCTCATCCTTGCTGTAATCGCTAGGACGTAGAGGCAAGCCCTTGATGATACGGTCTTGGGCAGAAGGGAGCAGAGGGTACTCAGTGCGTAGGTATTCACCGTTAGGGTGCCCCATAGGGATAACATCTACGCGACCATTAGTAGCCAAGGCAATCCACACTACTTGGTTCTGTCGTGGGTCTCCACGGTGATCGCCCATAGTTTCAACGTCAAATACAAAAGCATCTTGTGATAGGTAGTACTCAACGAGCTCGGACAGTTGCTCGTCTGTGGTAATAATATTCATCGCTCTCCTGAAAGTAGGTTAGGGAGCCGGTAGAAAGGAGGTAAAACCCGGCTCCCCAACATTAGTGGGACATACTAGTTGCTAGCGGCAATTTCACGTGCTACATCAGAAAGCTCCTGCCTTGACGACATATAAATGGCATCAGAGGTATAAGGCTTAAGAGTCTTGACGTAATCAGCCGTAGCGACTGGATCGATATCCCAATCATCAGCGAGATCGCGCTCCTTTACAGGAACGATTGTGTGAGTAGTCTTGGTACCAGTACCTGACTTACTAACAGCGTAGTAAATGTCTGAGCGGTTAAGCGGCCCAGTCTTAGGATCAGAAGCAAGCTTCTCGATCTGCTTGCAAAGACGAATACCAACAGTCATAAGTTCAAGCTGTGGGCCCTCAGGGTCAGAAAGATTGAGGACAGTAAAAGCAAACTTACGAGATGGAACGCTGCCTACTGCAATTAGTGGATCATCTTCACCGATGCTGATAAAAGACTTCTTACCTGTACGGTTAACCCAATGCTGCATAAATGAGATTGGCTCAGATGAAATGAACTTGATGAGTTGAAGATCCTCATCGAACTTGAAGTCGGTAGCATACTTGCTATTCTTTACAGAAGCTTCCTTGACAGAAGCCCAACCGGTTTGGATAATTGAAGAGTTGTTAGATGAAAAGTCTTCATCCTCTTCAATGAAGAGATCTACATCTTCAGATGTAGTAGTTGGAACTGTGTAAGAGTCTACGTTTGGAACGGAAGACTTTGCACGTAGTGATGATGTGGTCATTAGGATTTTCCTTTGGTCTGTAGGTCGATAGGTCAGTTAACTTCTTGATCGTGAATACGTTTCCAAGTCTCCATAAGTTCTATAGATAAACTTGAGTACTTATTCCAATCAATTCGTGGTGCATCCATAAGTCCGCGGACTTCGAAAGCAGCCACTGTAGCCTCAACAATTGCTCTGGAGTACATTCGCCAACCTGGCTTCTTTACACCATCTACAACTGGCGACTTCAATCTGTAAGGTGCTCGGGGAATATATCCCTTGCGCTCCCAGAGACGGATAGTCACTAGAGGTCTACCTAGTGCATTTGAGAAATCTCCTGCACTAAATAATTCTACCACTTTACCGTTGGGTAAAGTCTTTACCTGAGGTTTTGAATCCCAGGAACCTTCTTCTTTTACTTTAGGTTTCTTAGCCTGAGGATTCAGGGGACGGCGCTTCTTCTTAGAACCAGGGTAGTACTCGTCTAGTTCTGCGATTAAGCGGTCTACTGGATCCTGGTCACTCATGACTTGCTAGGAATGAACGCGTAGGAAACGGATTTAGGGAACATTGAGTCGATCTCCTCTTCTGTGAGAAGGTCTTCATATAGGCAAGCCATAACCTCTGACTCGTCTAGAACAGGTACAAGCTTATAGCAACGGTCTGTCAGACCTTTTTGCTTTAGGATGGCGCGAGCCTTATCCTCATCAAGCTTTTGGGTGACACGGCGTTGGCGCTGTAAGGACTGGAAGCCATCTACTTCTTCTGGAAGTGAATACCAGATATGGCCCTTGTCGTCAGGAGTACCCTCTTTGTCTACAAGGTCAGAAAGCTCTGCCTTAAGTGAGGATTGCTCTTTGGTAAGGTCTTCGATACGACCTCTGAGTTGAACATACTTGCGGACTTTACTAACTACTGGATTGCCCTCTGTAGGCAAATCTCTGTGAATAACTTTTGGCATATTATTTACCCCCCTATTAAATATATTACCACAGATTTCTTACTCCGGCAACACGCCCTTTATGTATTCCTTTAGGGCAGCAATAATGACATCCGTAACTGTACGGCCATCTATCTGAGCCTTGTCTTTGACAGCGGTCCAGAGCTCATCTGATACCCGGACGGTGCGGGTTGGGGTCTTAGGTGCGTTTGGCATAGTGAGATAAGTTTAGACCATACTTTGTTGTAAAAAGGCCTTAAGACTACCTAAGTTTAACTCTATACCTCCAGCATCATCTATGCCTTCTCCGTCCATAATGGCATCAGCTACTGAGTTCTTTTGAAGAAGCATGTCATGTTGACGCTCTTCAATAGACCCCTCCATCAAGAAGTCTTGAATTACGATGGAAGGCCAAGTGCTACTAGCTCTGCGAATGCGACCATTGCGTTGTAGAGCGAGGCCCGCATTCCACGGGAGGTCATAGTTAATGAGTAGATTAGCCTGAGGAAGATCCACCCCGTAGCCACCGGCATCACTAGACACAAGAATACGACAACCTGGATCAGTTTGAAACCAGACCTTAGCAGTCTCTTTAGTCTTTGCATCCATCTCTCCTGTATATCCCGCCGAAGCGTGCTGTAATTGTTTTCTAATCAAGGCAACCATCTGTACGTAGCTAGTAAATATAACTACCTTGTTCTGATCATTCTGGTCTAGGAAGTCATCCACATACTGTTTAAGGGCGGCTAGCTTTGGTGACTTAGACACTTTGTCCAATCTGCCTGCTTCCCTTAGTGCATCTATGTATCCAGAGTTTGAGGTATCAAATAGCTCTGGGCTGTCACACAGCATTCTTAATGCTGTTAGTTTAGACATGATCTTGCCTTTAACAGCGTTGGCAGCTTCGTTCTGTTTATCCCCGGAATAGTGCGAGAATAGGTCAAAGGAGGTGCCATAGCTATCTATCGCGTCCTCTAGGTCAGTTAGGATCTCTCCTGCCACATGGTTATAAAGCTTGACTCCTGCCCTATCAAATGGGACACGGATAGGTTCAGCAAAGATAGTTGTAGGTAGGTAAGGAGCTACGTCTGGATCCTGTTGGCGTTTACGTACGCTGGCCTTAGACATGGTTGTGTTTAGGGTAGGCAGGTTACGGTAACGCTCTACCCCACCAAAGTGGTTGCGAACAATAAAGGTCTTATCAAATAGGTCAAAGCGACCCAGCACTGTAGAGTCTACAAACTGCATGATGCTATAAAGTTCTTCAGGCTTGCCATTCTCAATAGGCGTACCGGTAAGCGCAAACTTAACTGGGCTTCTTAAATCCTTGACGTGCTTAGACCTTTTAGATCTAAATGATTTTATTGCGGTAGCTTCGTCGCAGACGATAAACCCTCTTGCGAGTTTGGATACCCATTCCCAGTCGTTAACAACTTGTTCATAGTTGATAATGACATAGTCAACGAGGGAAGTACCCCAGTCAAGGGCTTCTTGATACTGTTGCTCTCTTTGAGCTTTGGTTCCATCAATGACCAAAGGGTTTGCATCACCACCGGTAAACTTCCTAATCTGTTCGGCCCATTGATACTTCAACGAGGATAGGCAGATTACAATACCAGGTTCCTGGATTTCTTCAAAGTCTTTTAGCTGCTCAATTGCAGCAATAGTAAGAACAGTTTTACCCAGGCCAAGGTCGTAGGCCACAAGCATCTTCTTGCGGTCTACCATGGCCTCTACGGCCTCAACCTGATACGGTAAAAGTGTTCCAGTAAACATTAAAGACGGGCCAACAATCTAGTCTTAACTGAAAACTCTAGGTCTTCAATAGTAGAGTTGTTATGGATATAGGCATCGAACTCCCAGTTATCTAAGTCATGCTCTGATACGTGGGAGTTGACAGCATCTACACCGGCACGCTCTACACGCCAGATTTCTGCCCCAGCTAGTCTAAGTGTGGTAGCTTCATTTTGAAAACGGACATCTGTAATAACGTAGTTGCCTTCATCTGACATGGTTCTAAGAGCTTTGGCTACCCAAATTTCGGTGTCAATAACAGTTCTAGCTCCTACGCCAAGCACTTGAAGCAGCCTACGAACCTCTGGGCTTTTCTTAGCCTCATCCCATCCATCACGGTCTACACGACCACGAAGGTACATAGGTTCACTGGCCACTGTGCTGATAATAGGGTTCAGCTCATAAAGCAAATCCCTAATAGGGTCGGCAAAAGCTACACGTTTAAAGCCACGTTGCTCTACAAGATACTTAGCTACTGTATCTTTACCTGATTGTGCATATCCTGATAGTCCTATAATCATTTTAACCCCTTCTCAATAGTCTGAATGGTGTCGCAGGGATAAGAAACTGCCCATTCCGCCCCAATTGAGCAGCCCGAACAAATAACCTCTCCAACACCAAATAGATGTGGCTTGTGCAATTCCACTACTGCGCGGATGGCTTTAAGATAAACGTACAGTTCTGCAACAATCTCTTGATCGTGGTACCAATCATCCGCCTCGCGGAGTTTGAATAACAACGCATCGTGTGTCATAAAAATGCCGCCTCCCCGAACACCGAATGTTTTGAACCCTCTATACAATAGTGTACCAAATCTTCTGGCATGTCACCAAGATCTTTAAACTCTGTATCTTTATAGTTTAAGAACCAGCACTCCATGCCTTCTTTGCGTGTACGTGTAAGAAGATCTAACGACGCTTTCTTACCCGCGACATCGTTATCCATAGCAAGGATCAGTTTATCTGCTGACTTCATCAACTGGATCTGCTCGTTGCTTACAGACGCACCAAAGGTTGAAACGCCTCCTTGAATTCCCAATGATGCTAGACGTACAGCGTCTAAAGGAGACTCAACTACAATCATAGTTCCGCCCTTGAACCGCTCAATGCCAAACAAAGTTTTAGACTTAGCTACACCGGTAGGACGATTACGGAACAACCTTTGAGTCTGACTCTTCTCCTGCCAACCCATAAGACTAAAGCTCTTAGGATTACGGATAGGTGTGATCCAAGAATTTGTTGCTGGATTCCACTTAACGCCGTAAAGGACGCAGCCCTCTTCAGTAAGACCCCTAGCAGACAATGCCCAATCAGGTGGGGTACTTTCGAAAATCGAAAGTCTGGCCTCACTCATGGATACTGGGACTGGGATAGGAACATAAGAGTTCCTAGCCTCTTCCAGCTGCCTAGCTAGATACTCAAAGTTAACCTCGATATTGTTGCGTAGCCAATCCTTGGCAGCATCAAAGTCTGTATTGCCCCACTGGGTTGTGAACTCCTTGATCTCAGCAACCAAGGTAAGCAGAGTTCCTTTATAGCCACAGGAGAAGCAATGGTGAACTCCGGTCTCTGCATTCATGGACCATGATGGGTTGCTATCTTCCTTGCCTGTGCGCTCTAGGTGCATTGGGCATAGACCAAGAAGCTCATCGCCACGTTGGTTAGTCTCAATGCCAAGAGTTAGTAGGACGCCCTCTACTGAGCCTTCACTGTACATTATTTCCTCCTACATTTTCCGCACACCTTTTCAGGAGCACCGTAAACTATAACAGTCTCGCAATCTGTAGCCCAGTTACCGCAATCGCTACAGTATTCTTTTTTGTCCCCACGCTTACTCATCACGTACCCAACCTGGCTTGTCAGGAAGCGTGGGCGCTGTGGCCTTAGAGCCACAGAGCGCACACTCCATATCTAACATATACATAGAGATTTCGTAATCTTCAAACATTGCCTGCACATTCCAAAGCATGGAGCCGCATATGCAGACATGGGTAGGTTCACCCCGAAGATCAATCACTTCTTTTTCCTTCTAAGGATACGGCGACGCTCACGAGGAGTAGTCCCGCCCCATACGCCCTCAGACTCACGATTAGACAGAGCAAAAGATAAACACTTATCTTTCATCCAGCAATCGTTGCAGATGCTTTTAGCCTGAGCAACATCCGCATCCTCATAGGTATCAGGATAAAAGATGTCAGTGCTGTAGGTTACACATAGTTGAGTCCCATCAAATGGACTGGATATTTGAAAAGGCTGCGTACTCTTCAAAACGACCCTCCTCCCAATCCCACAGTAGATCTGTGGATCCCATACCTGAAATACGACTTGCTGCCACTGTTAGAGAACGAGATGAATCATCATCTTCATCCTGACGTTGTAGAACTAGAACAATGTCTGAGTCCTGCAAGAACGATGAGGTGTAGCCGATAGAATCTGCCGTTACCTTTCCGCCACGCATCTTAGAGCGAAGAGTCTGGGTGCTAACCACAACAGGAATGTTGTAGCGCTGTGCCACACGCTTCATAGAACGAGTAAGACTGCGAAGAGAACGCTCTGATTCTGTTTCGCCGGTTTCCTCATCAAACATAAGATACATACCGTCAACGAACAAAATGTCCGGCTCGTACTTCTCTACCTTTGCACAAAGACCTGTGATAGTTCTAGAGGCTACCGTGTCCGGCATCCAGAAATCATCACGAGCAATACCTAGGTGATCGAGATAACG